AGACACAGAGAAGCCCGGCCGGAACATCCGGTCGGGCGTGTGTCCGCGCCCCCGTGCGGCCGGGAGCGGTGACGAGAGGATCATGCCCCGGCCCTCCCCTCCGAAAACCCACAGTCTTGGGCACGCTGCGAGGGAAGCGAGAAAATTGCTCCCGCACAGACCAGGAACCTTTACACTTCCTTTACAGCTGGAGTAAAGGAGACGTAAAGAAATGCCGACCAACGACCCGGAGTACATGAGGGCCTACCAGAAGCGTCGTCGGGAGGAGAAAAAGCACGACGTCGTCAGCCCTGTCGAGAAACTCCCAGAACATGTGACTGAGAATTCACATATCGAGGCAGAGAAAATCCCAGAGAAGCCTCTAGAGAAGAAATCCCGCTTCAACTGTGGCTGTCAGGGAAAGATGCTCTGCATGAGTCATGCCATCCAGAAGGTGCCCCAGAAACTAATCGATGAGTGGCTCGACAAGAGCAACTGGTGCAAGAAGCACCCGATGAGGGAGCAGCCGTGAATTTCCCCGACGTTCCAGAGCGGCTCTGGATGAGTCATGAAGAGTGGGCGTTGTTTGGGACGTACGCCGATCTGCTGGGTCTGAACCCCAGTCAGTTCTGTCGTCATTTGCTCTGGATTTACCACCAGGACGAGCGTCTCCAGAAACTCGTGAAGGAGGAGGCGGAAAATTCCCGTCGTGAACAGGAGTAATGTGTCACGTGTGACACATTCGTGGTAGAATTCCTCTACGCACTGGAGGAAGAGAGTTGATCACTGGCAAGTGGGCCCAGCCGCGCCAGGCTCTGTTGGAGGGGAAGGTGATCTTCTTCCCGCGGACGTCGAGGGAGCGGGTCTACTCGATCTTCTCGTTCGATCGGCGCAAGGGAGTCCGGATCACCGCTCAGACGACGGAGTATCAGGATTGCCCGGGGACGATGGTGTGGCGCGTCGAGTAGTCGCGGCGCGGGAATTCCGGACGCATTGGACGGCCCTGACCGACGAGGCGGTGGAAGTCACCTCCAATCGGCGGGAAATCGGGTTGTGGGTGCCGGTCGGGTCGCCGGAATGGAAATGGTTCCAGTGGTTCGAGGAAACCCAATGGATCGCCAAGCAGAAGGACGACAGCTCATCGCCCGCATCTGGTTCGAGTGGTTCCGATTCAAGCAGCGAACCGGACGAATCCCCACCCATGTGACCTTGTGTCGGCAGGACATCTGGCGGGTCTGGATCGGCTTGTCTGACGAGGACGGGAAATTCAAGGCGGAGCAGACGATCTTCGGGATGGAGATCAATCTGCTCGATGAGATTCCAGAAGGAGTCGTCGTTGTTTCCTGAAACGATCGACGACCTCCCGACCGAAGGGAGAGTGATCGTTGTTAGCTAAATACGGGCTCGGTCTGTGCATCGTCCTCGTCGGCGTGGCCACGCTGGGCGTCGGCCTGTTGATCACGCCCTACAACCCGCCCGAGAAGGTCGAGTCGGTGATGGTGGTTGGGCGGCTTCTGGTGGCCTTCGGCTTCGGGCTGAGCGCTGGAGGAGTGGTCGGCAGTTGGGCCTGGGATCACCGACGGCGGTATTGCACTGACTGCGGCAAGAAGATGGTCCGGAACGAGCACGTGCGGAAGTACGGCTTCAGTTCTCTCACCGGCCGACCGCGAACGAGAAAAGACGTGGATTACCACTGCAGCTGCGCCAACGCCAAGGCAACGCTGTTCAACTTCTCCGTTGCCGACGAGCCCTGTCATACCCCGATCGACATCACCAACCGCTGCTGTCGGGGCTACCTCCTCCAGCAGGGCGTGATCAGTGAAGAGGAGTACAACAGTCTCAGTGGTTATTGATCACACAACGGTCTGTTCAGACCGCACAGGGTGTGCTAGTGTCGCCCCTGAGTTGACCGCGTCCAGGTGGTCGGCTCCCTCCGTATGGCGGACGGCGATGAGAATGACCTCGCCGTCCCCTCGGAGGTCTCATGATCACTAGCTCCTCACTGACCCGTGTTCTGGTCGTCTCTCACCAGGTGCCGGGACTGCCCGGTCATGCCGAACGACCCCATCCGCACCTGTGGACCGTCCGGGGGGAATTCGAGGGTGATCCGATCGCGGCCGAGGGGATGGCCGTGGTCAAGTACGAGGAAGCCGAGAAATTCCGCCGTCTCCTCGGGGAATACCAGGGCGGCTTTCTCAACGATCTGATGGGCCCCGGGATTCCGACCCTGGAAGGGTTCGGGCTGCATCTGATGGAGCGCTGTTCGGGCGCATTGCCGAGTCTGCGGAGGATTGCCCTCTACGATGCCCACCACGACCCGTCAGAGCAACGGACCTTCGTCATCGATCGCTGAGCTGATCTGGCTCATGCCGGAGGACATCCGGCCGAACCCCTGGAACCCGAACGTCATTCCGGCTGATCTCCTCGCGCGCGCGCGTGAATCCTTATTGCAATACGGCTGGTTGGCCCCGGTCGTGGTCCGGCTGGTGAATGGCGGATACGAGCTGGTCGATGGCGAACATCGCTGGCAGATCGCCAAGGAAGAGCATCTCGGACCGATCCCGGCCTATCTCGTCGATCTGACGGATGCGGCAGCCAAGAAGGCCACCATCATCCTCAATGATCTCCATGGCCAAGCCCGACCGGACAAGCTGGCAGCCCTGCTACGGGACTTGATCGACACCACCTCTCTCGAAGAGATCGTGATCGGTTTGCCCTACGACGCCGAGACGATTGGTTCCCTTTTGCCTGATCTTGATCTACCATCTCTTCCGGTGGGTCCGCTCCCCACGAACCCTTCCCCCGAGGGCGCGCGCTGGGTTGAGCGGACCTACCGAATGCCTCTCGACGCGGCAGCTGTGCTCGATGACGCCTTGATCGCCGCCCGTGGCTCCGACGACATCGAACCCTGGCAAGCCCTTGAACGGCTGGCAGCGGAGTTCCTCGCGTCCTAGGGGGTGATCATGCTCACGCCTCGGGAATTCGAGGTGCTGTCTGTCTATGCCCGATTGGGCAACATGAAGCTGGTGGGGGCTGAACTCGGCATCAGCTACCACACCGTCCGGAACCATTTCACCCACATCTACAACAAGCTCGATGTCAACAACACCACGATGGTGTTCTGGGCATTGGGCTGGCTACGGGTGCCCGCATGACTCAGCATCGGCACAAGGACAGTCGCGGGTTGTGGACGACCTACGCCATCGACCCGTCCGGTTTCGCGACCAAGGCTGATCTGGATGCGCTCGCCGCCCGAGTGGCGGCGCTGGAGCCAACTGCCCCTCCGCCGACGACCGGCAAGTCGATTCTGTTCGCGGGGACCGCTCCCCAGCTCAATGCGCTGGTGGCGGACCAGACGATCGACATCATCAATTTCGCACCGAAGACGTATTCGGGGTTTTCGTCCTACATCCGCCAGCAACGGACTCGGCCGCTCCGGATCAACATGGGACCGGGCGTCATCTTCGACGGTGGAACGGCGGGGGTCTTCCATCTCGGGACATTGAATGGATCAACGGCAATTCCGATGCCGGGAGTCCCAACCGCCCCGACGACCGACATCACCCTCGATTTCACCGGCTCGGTCATCCAGAACTACCGCCTCGGCCAGGATGGGATCATCCAGACCGGCTGGGTGGAGCGATTGACCTTCATCCATCCCACGATCCGGACCACGACCGGGATCACCGGCGGTGGCGGGAACTACAACCAGAGCCACGCTCTCTACTGCGAATCCGACCAGAACCATCGTTCGGTCGACATCAAGGCGATCGACTGGGACGTCTCGGCCAACAAGACGATCAACGGCGTCCAGACCTACCACAACCCGTGCGTCAATGGACTCCTCGTCAAGGGCGGCACGTGGCTCGGGCTCAACCGTTTCGCCCTCCTCTACGGCGACGCCCTGAACATCACTGTTGATGGTGCGACGATCACCAACTGCAACGCCACGATCGACGCGGCCAACTCCCCGACGACTGGTGATCAGGCGGCAGGCGTGATCAAGAACACCCATGCCACGGGGTCTGGACCGCTTGCCCCGGGTTTGGGCCTCTGGTATTCGACGAAACTGCTCGATGGGGGCGGAAACACCAGCTCATAGCGCAGAACTGCACATCGCTGCAGAAAACGGGAGAAAACGTGCCAGGACCGCAAAAAGTCGATTGGACGGCCCTTGAGCGCGAAGCCGTCACCGAGAACAAGTCCGATCGGGAGATCGCCCGGAAATACGGGCTGTCCAACTCGACCGTGAGCGCCAAGGCCCGCCAGGAAGACTGGGCGGGCAAGAAACTGGCCTACCGCAACGCGGTTGCCCGGCGGAGCTACGAACGGGTGGCGGATTCAGTCGCCCACGAGCAAGCCGAGATCACGAAAGAGTCCGTCCTCGCCGCCCGCCTCTATCTGCGCTCCTTCATCAACGGCGTGAACGACAAATCGATCAAGCCCAACGCCAAGGACGCGGTCGAGTTCATCAAGCTTCTCATCGGTGAGCTGACGGCTCCGGATGAGGAGAAGTCCGACGGCGTGATTTCCGTGGAGCAGGCCCCCGATGTCGATTTCCTCCGACGAGTTGTCGAAGCTGCTCGGGAACGAATCGTTGAGTCAGGAGGAGTGGGCCCAGGTCTACTGGTCGACCCTCCGACTACTCGCCCGAACTGACCCGCTCGCCTACGGCGAGTTCGTCTTCCGGCTGCGTCCAGCAGCCCATCACACCGAGATGATCCAGTTCATCGAGGACAACCTGAGCAGGAGACAGAATGCGGTCATTCTCGAACCCCGAGGTCACGCGAAGACAACCTGGGCCAACACCATCTATCTCTCCTACCTCATCTCCCGCCATCCCAACATCCGGGTTGGGCTCATCTCTAACACCGCGAAGCAAGCCAATGACTTCAGCCGGGCCGTCCGATTCACCCTCGAAGCCAACGACTACCAACACGACGTCTTCGGGAACCTGACCGGCAAGCACAAGTGGAACGACGTCGAGTGGATTCAGAAGGACTCTGCACTCCACGGCACGAAAGACGTCACGATGTATTCCGCTGGGGCGGGTGGGGCGATCATCTCCAAGCGCTTCGACCTGATCCTCTGCGACGACATCCTCGATGAGGAGAACTCGGCCAACCCCGAACAGCGCGAAAAGGTCGAGAACTGGTTCTGGAAGACACTCAAGCCGTGCTTGGCTCCGGGTGGCTCGATCATCGTCATCGGCACCCGCTGGGCCGAGTCTGATCTGTACCAGAAGCTGATCGAGGAGAAGAAGTGGCCCGCGCTCGTGAAGAGCGCGATTGACCCAGTGGACGGCTCGGCACTCTGGCCATCGATGTGGCCTTTGAGCGCATTGGAGCAAGAGCGTCGGGATATGGGTTCGGCGATGTTTGCCTGCTCCTATCTCAACGACATCTCGGGTCTGATGGCCGGAAACATCTTCCGCCGGGACTGGTTTCAGTATTACGACGGAACACCGCCTCCGAACACGATCTGGACGATGGGTGTCGACCTCGCCAGCTCAGAACGGGAACGAGCCGACTACACCGCTCGGGTGGTGATCGCCGAAGACGACATCGGCAACGTCTACGTCCACTCGGTCCATCGGGACAAGATCGAGACAGGCCACCGCAAATTCGTCACCGATGGCGCATCTGCAGCCCCAAATGTCTCCAAGATCGTCATCGAGAACAACCAGTTCCAGTCGACCCTCGTCAAGGAACTGATCAACTCCACCAGCCTGCCGATCGTCGGCAAACGAGCTGACGTCGACAAGACCTCCCGGGCCCGCTCGGTGGCGGTCCGCTACGAGAACAAGAAGGTCTGGCATCACCGGTCTCTCGCAGGCAGCGACTTCGAGATCGAGCTTCTGCAGTTCCCGAAAGGGCATGACGACATGATCGACGCGCTCGGCCATGCCATGCAGACCGGTGCTGGAGGGGCGTTTTTCGGGACGCTGATCCGACGGTGAAAGACGTGATCCGTGCCTGGAATCGGGCCGAGATCGAGGAAGCCGCCAATCGAGAACCCGAAGCAGCGAGCTACCTCCGCGTCCGAATCAGCATGAAGCTGTTGAAGGCATTGATTGACCTCGCTGAGTCCAATGGCGAGTTCATCGAGATCATCACCGCTCACGCCGGACGAGTCGGCGAAGACGCGGACTTGAAGTTCTTCCGAAGAGGGTGACATGTCTCGGACCCAGTACCAGTCAGGTCCTGAGGAAAATCACTATCACAACTCCCTGGGGCCGGATGGGCTGACCCCCATCGATGCTGCGTTGCTGGCGGAAGCCCTGGCCGGGCTCGATCTCGATCAGGAGGTCAATCAGACCTTCATCACCAACCTGATCGACAACAGCACCTACCTCGAACAGACGATCATCCTTCTGACCGAACTGACCGAGATCACCCAGAACACGACCTATATCACGAATCTGATCACCCAGATCGTCGCTCAGATCAACGGCAAGAAGGGCGTCGCCAGTGAACTGGCGACCCTCGACTCCAACAGTCAGCTGACGTCTTCCCAGGTCCCAACGGCGGTCAAGACCCGGACCATTGAGTTCATCATCGATGGAGCGGGTTCGGCTATCGCCACGGGGATCAAGGGCGACATTGAGGTTCCCTTTGCGGGCACGATCACCGCAGCTCGGCTGTTTGCCGATCAGTCGGGCTCGATCGTCGTGAACATCTGGAAAGACACCTACGCCAACTTCCCGCCGACCGTTGGCGACAAGATCACCGCATCCGCACCGCCGACGATCTCCACAGCCACGAAGAGCCAGGACACGACCCTCACCGGCTGGACGACCTCCATCACCGCAGGCGACATCCTGCGCTTCAATGTTGACTCCGCGACGACCATCACCCGGGTCACACTGTCTCTCACGGTGACTGTCTGATGGTGGCAGTGGCCCAATCGAACGCGGGGTTCGGCAGCCGAACCCTGAGCACGATCACGGCAGGCCATCTGCTGGTGATTTGCTACGGGTCTGCCAATCAGGCTCCGTGGACGCCGTCGGGTTATACCCAGATTCCTGATGGGACAGCGGTTGCCTTCAACAACGACTTCTGTTCGATCTGGTACAAGACTGCCGGTGCTGGTGAGTCAACCTCACTGACGGTCCCCAACGGAACGTTTGGGGTGTGTTGGATTGAGGTCGACACCGGGATGACCTTCGGCACCTCTCACGAGGACGTCGGACCTTCCGGGCAGCTTCAGACCACTCCGAACCCAGGTGCGATCTCCGTGGCTAACGGCTCCATCGTGTTTTCCGTTGCGACAAACGGAACCGATGGTGGCTGGGGCGCAAACAGCTTCACTCCACCGGGTGGTTGGACGGAGATCATGGATATCACGGGCCCGGTCAACCACCCCACGATCTGGACGGGTTACAAGGTCTCCTCGGGGGGGTCCGAGAATGCTCAGCCCGTTTGCACGTCAGCAGGCTGGTGGAGTGCTCAGATCGCCTCATTCGGCCCGACGGCTCAGCCACGAGCTTCGGGAATCATCATCTAGGAGGGGACCGTGACACGGACGAAATACCAGGCAGGACCCGCGACCGATCACTACCACAACGCCCTTGGGCCCGCACAAGAGCCCGGCTCAGGGGGTGTCACGGTGACCGGATCACAGGGCGGGAGCGTCAGTGGAGCGACGGAGCTTCTGGTCGCCGGTTCGGTCGCTGAAGGAACACCCGGTCAAGCCGTGCAGACACTCGTTGTGCAGATGCTCGGGCCGTTCCCGTTCACCTTCGACAGTCCGCTCGACCTGGACGGCTCGTGGCACACGCTGTTGGAACTTGACGAGGGTTCGGTGGTCCTTCGCTCGTGGGCAATCTTCACAGAGGACTTCGACGTCGCGGACCAGTTCATTCAGATTTCGGTCCTCAGCGGCGGCAGTCACCAGCGACAAGCTGTGCTGGCCCGATACCCCGGAGTTGGCGTTACTGCCAACACGGACAACGAGTGGTTCACTCGCGAACTCGCGACCTTCGGCGACGTAGATGCGCTGTCCGGTCCTCATGGGTCCTTCGGAGCCCCGATCGTCATGGCGAGAGTCGGGGCGCTGCTCGTCGCTACCTATGAGCAGTTCACTCCGACCGAAGGGGCGTGCGACGTCTACGCCATCATCGCCACCCCTGCCTCATGACCACCGACCACCGCTACCGCTCCATCTGATGTCAATTCTTGATCCGATGCCAGAAATCGAGTTCCGAGATGGGCCGCGGGTGGTTCCCCACCATGTTGCGGCGATTCTCGCCTCGATTGACACCTACAAGTTCACCTACGACGAGGCCATCCGCTTGGCCAATGACGGCATGCTCCGCTCGGCGTTGGGGCAAATCCAGCGCAAGACCATCGACGGTCACTTCCGAAAGAACAGGTAGATGGGAGCCATCGTCCAGAGGTTTTCATCGCTGATCACCCGTTCGGCCAAGACCAGTCCCGTCCGTGCCGCGGCAGCGACAGGGACTGCCTCGGTGACGTCTGCCTACGACGGCAAGGTCCGTGTTCCCGATTCGGAGGTGTTGCGGCACTGGGCCCGCAGCTCGGAGTGGATCAAGGGCGCAATCAACATCCGCAAGTCGCAAATCAGCGGAGCCGAGTGGGACATCGTCCCCCTGGATAAAACGCAGCGCTATCCGGCTCGGATGCAGACGGCACTCCGGGACCGGCTCCGCACCCCGAATCCTCGGAATGATTCGTGGCGATCCTTCATCGAGCCGGTCATCGAGGACCTCTTGACGCTTGATGCGGGCTGTGTCGAGAAGGAACGGACCGTTGGCGGCGGGATCGCCGGTCTCTGGCCCGTCGATGGAGCCAAGATCAAGGTCAATGCCCTGTGGGACGGGGATGACCCGGGGGCTCCTCGGTATTTCTGGTATCCGGACGGCTGGCGGGAAGTGGCGTCCTTCGTCAATGACGACTTCATCTACATGATGAAGAACGGGCGAACGGACTCACCGATCGGCTTTTCCGACCTGGCGACCCTGCGGGCCACGATTGAGGCGGAAATGCAGGCCCATGAGTACAACCGCCGACAGGTGGCCGGTGCCGCACCAGACGGCGTGCTCAATCTCGGCGAGGGCATGACCGAGCCTCAGGCCCGACAATTCGCCAGTTACTTCGAGAGTGAAGTGGCCGGACGTGGAGCGATCGGCTTTCTTGCAGGGGTGAAGAATCCGGGCTGGATTCCCTTCCGCGAGAACAACCGCGAGATGCAGTTCCTCGAATGGCAGATTTACCTGGTCCGGAAGATTTGCGTGGTCATGGGTCTGACGCCGCAGGACCTGGGGGTGACGTTCGACGTCAACCGGAGCACTGCCGAAACCCAGATTCAGATCAGCGAGGACCGTGGTCTCCGGCCGCTCATGACTCTCATCCAGGAATACATCACTGAGGAGATTGTCTGGGACAAGGCGTACGGCGGTCCCGACAACAATCTCTGCTTCCGGTTCACCGCACTCAACCTCAAGGAGAGCACGGCCAAGGCCGCGATCTACGAGAAGGCCCTGGCTGGTGTGCCGTGGCGGTTCGTCAATGAAGCCCGCATCGATGAGGGCCGTGAACCCATCCCCGAGATGGAAGGCAAGTTGATCATGTCGACCCCGACCGGGGCCGTGAACATCATGGACATCCCGACCGTCCGGGAAATGATGGAAGCCCAGGCCGCGGCGAAGGCCAAGCCGCCCGCTGGAGGGGACTGATGGCGCTGACGGATTATCAGAAAGCCAACTTCCGACATCACACCCACAGCTCGGACGACATCATC